TCTGTATAGATAGAGAGAAGAACGAAACTTTCTATTTGTTAATGATTCAAAATAGAGTAATTGGGTATGATGGCGAGAGTCATATTTCAGTTTCGGATCTACCAAAAGAAATAATTTCGCAACGTGTCTATACAATGCCACGACTGCAATAAATAATAAACTTAATAGGAACAGGAGAAACATACATGTCAAATGGCATTCAAATCACAAAAAGAGACGGCAACAAAGAACACATTAATATCGATAAAATACACAAGGTAGTAGAATTTGCTTGTGAAGGTCTTGCTGGTGTTAGTAGTAGTCAAATTGAAATGAATGCAAACTTACAGTTTTATGATGGTATGCCAACAAGTGATATACAAGAGATACTTGTACGAAGTGCAAACGATCTTATCAGTTTAGATGCTCCTAACTATCAGTATGCTGCTGCTAGACTATTAAGTTATGGTGTAAACAAAGATGTATTCGGCGAGTACAATGCAATTACACTACAGAAAAACATTGAACTTAACATTGAGCGTAACGTATATGATTCTGAGATACTTGAAAAGTACACTACAGAAGAAATTGCTACACTTGATGGTTATATAAGACATAAGCGTGATGAAAACTTTACCTATGCAGGGCTACGTCAAGTAGTTGACAAGTACCTTTGTCAGGATCGTTCTAATGGCCAAATATTTGAAACTCCTCAGTTTATGTATATGATGATTGCGGCAACATTGTTTGCTAACTACCCAGCAGAAACACGTATGCACTACGTAAGGAGATACTACGATGCGACCTCACTTTTTAAAATCAATATCCCAACGCCAGTCATGGCAGGGGTTAGAACTCCTGTACGCCAGTTTGCAAGTTGTGTACTTGTTGACAGTGATGATACTCTTGACAGTATTTTTGCTAGTGATATGGCTATCGGCAGGTATACTGCTCAACGTGCGGGCATTGGCATTAACGCTGGACGCATACGTGGGGTCAACGCGAAGATACGTGGTGGCGAAGTGGCGCACACTGGTATCATTCCTTTCTTAAAGAAGTTCGAAAGCACAGTACGTTGTTGTACACAAAACGGAGTACGTGGCGGAAGTGCTACAACACATTTTCCGTTCTGGCATCAAGAGATTGAAGACATTCTTGTACTAAAGAACAACAAAGGTACTGAAGATAATCGTGTACGTAAATTAGATTACAGCATACAGTTAAACAAAACTATGTATGAAAGATTGTTATCAGGCGGTGATATAACTCTTTTCTCGCCACACGATGTTCCAGGATTGTACGAAGCATACTTTGGTGATGCAGATAAATTTAAAGAACTATACGAGTCATATGAACGTAAAACAAGTGTTAAAAAGAAAACTATCAAAGCAATGGAACTGTTTAGTGCGTTAGTTAAAGAACGTGCAGAAACAGGGCGTATATACATTATGAATGTAGACCACGCAAATACGCATAGCTCATTTAAAGACACAGTGTACATGAGTAACTTGTGTCAAGAAATTACACTACCAACTAAGCCACTTAATCATATTGATGACCCAGAAGGCGAAATTGCATTATGTATTCTTAGTGCTATTAATGTAGGTACACTAAGAAACTTAGATGACTTAGGCGAACTATGTGAGTTAGCTGTAAGAGCATTAGAAGAAATTATTGACTACCAGAAATATCCAATTAAGGCGGCAGAGATTAGCACAAAAGCAAGGCGTAGTTTAGGTGTAGGTTATATTGGACTAGCACATTACCTTGCAAAGAATCATGTTAAATATGATGATAAAGAAGCATGGAAATTAGTACACGATTTAACAGAAGCATTCCAGTACTATTTGTTAAAAGCAAGTAACACTATTGCAAAAGAGCGCGGCGCATGCGAGTACTTTAATCGTACTAAATACGCAGACGGCATCCTTCCTATTGATACGTATAAGAAAGATGTAGATACAGTAGTGGAGAACAAATTAAACTATGATTGGGATGGTTTACGATCTGACATCAAGGAACACGGACTACGGCACTCAACGTTGTCCGCACAAATGCCATCGGAAAGCAGTTCCGTTGTGTCGAACGCAACAAACGGAATTGAAGCACCTAGAGGGTTCTTGTCCGTTAAGAAGTCCAAGAAAGGGCCTCTTAAGCAGATTGTTCCACAGTATCAAACGCTAAAGAACCACTACAGTTTGTTATGGGAAATGCCAAACAACACAGGATATATAAATATTGTTGCTGTGATGCAGAAGTTCTTTGACCAAGCAATTAGCGGCAACTGGAGTTACAATCCAACACACTTTGATAACAATGAAGTGCCAATGAGCGTAATGATAGGTGATCTACTTAACACATACAAGTTAGGTTGGAAGACATCATACTATCAGAACACATATGATTATAAAACAGATCCTAGTGAGCTAGAAGACGAAGCACCACTAGAACAACTGCCGCAGGGCGAATTTGAGAACGATGAAGAAGAGTGCGAAGCTTGTGCAATTTAGTTCTTGACAAACGATAGAAAAGATAGTAGCATAGCTACATAGGAAAGAGGAAAGTTTAAAATGGCGAAAACAGTATTCAACACTGATAAGGTTGACTTTACAAAACAAAACATGTTCTTCGGAGCAGATATGAACACGCAGAGATATGATACATTTAAGTTTCCTGTGTTTGATAAATTAAACCAAACGATGCTTGGATATTTTTGGCGTCCAGAAGAAGTTTCATTGCAGAAAGATAGAGCAGACTATGCTAACTTCCGCCCTGAGCAGAAGCATATCTTTACAGCAAACTTAAAGTATCAAACATTACTTGATAGTGTACAAGGACGTGGTCCGTGTCTAGCATTTTTGCCACACGTATCCTTACCAGAACTAGAAGGTTGTATTGTTACTTGGGACTTCTTTGAAACAATCCATTCACGTTCGTATACACATATTATGAAAAATGTGTACGCTGATCCAAGTGAAGTATTTGATACTATCTTGGACGACAAAGAGATTCTTAAACGTGCAGAAGCTGTTACTAAGAACTACGATGCATTTACACAAGCGGCAGACGCTTACAATCATCGTGGCGAAGGTAGTATGCTAGATGTCAAAAAGAAACTTTACTTGGCTATGATGAATGTAAATATCCTAGAAGGACTTCGCTTTTATGTATCCTTTGCATGTACGTTTGGCTTTGGCGAACTAAAACTAATGGAAGGTTCTGCAAAGATTATTTCATTAATTGCACGTGACGAAGCACAACACTTAGCACTCAGCACACACGTTCTTAAGAACTGGAGCAATGGCAAAGACGATCCACAAATGGTTAAGATTGCTAAAGAGTGCAAGGAAGAAGTATATGAAATGTGGCGTACCTGTGTAGAAGAAGAAAAAGCATGGGCGGAGTACTTGTTTAAAGATGGTTCAATGATTGGACTTAATGCAACACTTCTTAATCAGTATGTAGAGTATATTGCTAACAGACGATTAAAAGCATTAGGACTAGATGCAATCTTTGACCAACCTGTAAACACTAACCCATTACCGTGGACTACACATTGGTTGAGTAGTTCAGGCTTGCAGGTAGCCCCACAAGAGACAGAAGTTGAGTCTTATGTTATTGGTGGTATTAAACAAGACGTAAGTGAAGATTCACTTAAAGGATTTAGTTTATGACGAATGTAGTAGTATGGAGTAAGCCACAATGCCCTTTTTGCGATAAAGCAAAAGCAAAGTTAAATGCAATGCATGTGAATTACGAAGTAAAAATGATTGGAACTGATGTAGAGTTAGAAGATTTACTCGAAGCTGTTCCAGGAGCAAGGAGTGTACCCCAGATACAAATTAACGGTGAAAATATAGGCGGGTATACAGATTTATTAACTTACATTGAAAACACCGGGTTCAATGGCACAGGACACACATTATAATGTTGATTCAAAAAACACACAGCGTCGGTGACGTAGTTTCAATGAAGCTATCAACTGGTGAAGAAATAATTGGTAGATTAGAAGAAGAATCTGAAACAGGTTACAAACTTAAGAAGCCATTTGCAATAGTAATGGGCCAGCAAGGCCTTGCACTAGCACCATTTATGTTTAGTACAGCAAATGACCAGTCAATGGCATTTAAGCATACTAACGTAATGACAGTAGGCATAACAATTGAAGAAATTTCAAAACAGTATGTCCAACAAACTACAGGTATTGTAACTTAATGCCTGGAATTAGTCGTAACAATGATACAGCTGACGGAGATCTAATTCCAAGTCAGGCCACTGTTTTTGCAAACGGTGAACTAGTCATTGTAGACGGCGACGATGTAGCTGGTCACGGGTCAGGCGCTCATGCTAGTCCGACTATGATAGCAGGTTCTAACAATGTATCCATTGGCGGAATAGCTGTTGTAAACGCAGGTGACCTTGCTACATGTGGAGATGCAGCAACAGGTAGTGCTAACGTAAACGTTGGCGATCCTAGCTAAACCACTTTTAACACCCCTTAAACGTAGATCAATTAAATAAATTTGTAAAACATAAAACTGGAGAAGAATTATGGCGACACATGAAGAAATTGTACAATCGTACAACAACTACTTGGCAGAGCATGCAACTTTCGAAGAGAAAGGTGTAAAGGCAGCTGCAACAAGAGCTAGAAAGGCACTTGGCGACCTAGGTAAACTTACCAAAGATCGTAGAAAAGAAATCATTGAAAAGAAGAACTCAATGTGATGATTGCTCGTATGTGGGAATATTGGTGTAAGGCCATTGGACAAAAAGCATACGAAGATGATTTAAGAGCAGACAGGGTAGCACTTATTCGAACTGGATGGGTGCTACTTCATATAACAACTTGCTGCATGATTATCGCAGGAAATGCAAAGTTATTGTTCTTTTAAGATTATCTCAGTTCAAAAAATGTAACTGATTTCATCTTAAGAGATAAATACCCAAGCGTTTGAGATAACACGCAAGTAATAATACTAAAAGGAATTATAAAATGAACAAACTATTATTATCAATAGTAGCACTAACCTTTATGGCTGGTACAGCAATTGCTGAAGACTTCAATGAAACTGGAGTTGCAGTAAACGTTGCAAAAGGCGATTTAAGTTTTGGCTACGCAAATGGCACACACGCAGACTTTGCTGATGACGCAGAAGTGTTTTCACTAAGCTACGGTGGCCTACCAGTGGACTTTGGTGTTCAAGTAATTAACGATAACTCAGTAAATGACTATCGTGTTAACTTGGGTAAAAGAGTTGACACAACCCTAATTAATCTAAATGTATATGGTGTTGCAGAAGCACACTATGACTTTGGTGACTCATACGCAGACGATAGACTAGTTCTTAGTCCGTATGTTGGCGTTGAAATGCCTGCAGGTGGAATTACTCCATACGCAGAAATAGGATACGACTTTGCATCAACTCAAGGTGACTTTTTGAACTTTGATAGATCAGATAGTTACGGTGCATTAGGTGTTAAAGTATCAGTGAACGAAAGAACTGAAGTCAACTTGCAACTATTGCAAAAGA